TCACAAGTTCGCAATCGCATCTGCCGCTTTCATTTCTGCTTCATTCTTATGTTCCTTCAACAGATGCGCGTATGTTTCGTAAGTGATTTGTGTATTCTTATGACCTAATCGCTCACTGATGTAACTGATTGATATGCCTTCCTTGATTAACACGCTGCAATGCGTGTGACGGATCGCATGCATCGAAACACCTTTAATATCTAATTCTGAGCACAATTTTTTCAATGATAGATTCAACGAAGATGAATAAGGTCTGAATCCATTCCGCCTGAATACATAACCGCTCATATTGTACGGCAGAACGCTTAGATAATCTTTTAGGACTAACATGTCACTCTTGGAAACTTTGACCGTCCTAGCGGCAGTGTCGGTCTTTGTGCCGCTTAAATAAACATCGTTCTTTAGTTCGTTGATGTGCGAGTACTGCATGTCAATGATATCTGAGTAGCGTGCGCCGGTAATAATCATCATGAAGAAAAAGAGATTATTCCAGTTTTTATTTTCTGTCGTCGCTTGCTTCATTTTTTTAAAGTCGTCATAGTCCATAAATTTATCTGCGGGCTTTTTAGTGGCGACTGCTGCATTGAGTTCTACCTTATAAGTGAAATCTTTGTATATCAAGCCCTCGAAAATGGCATCATTCACACATGACCGTATGATTGAATTTATCTGATTAAGTGTCCCTCTTGCGTGTCCTTTTCCGCCGTTTCGGCTCGGTGCTTCCATTCCGTACCAATTTAAAAAAGTTTGATACTTCGGGCGCGTCATTTTATTTAAGGGCGCATCGTCAAAGTAATCATTGATGATGTCCGAAAACAAATTATAGTTTTGGATTGTGCCTGCCGCCTTGTTGATTGATCGTGATCTCGTCCAGTTCCTAAAATACTCAGCAAAAGAAATGTCGTCATCCAGATGAAAGCCTTTTGTGAGCTGATTGAGCCGCTCATTTTCTTCCATCGTCGCTTCACGTTTGGTTTTGAATCCGGACTTGCGGTAACGTTTATCATCGTGGTAGAAATCATATTGCCATGTAGCGCCTCGCTTCTTTACTGACATTGAGTGCCTCCTAATCCTCAATAATTTTCAAAGGATTGAATGTGATTAAGCAATCCTTATAGAATAACTTATTCTGATATTTAATCTCATAGTGTTTTAATGCCTCACATATGTATTCTTCAGGCAGTTCTAAGTGTTCAGCCATTTCATGGATGTTTGACAATCCCAATTCATAACACTCAATTATTTTCTGTATCGGGACATTGAATTCATAACCTAAGCGCCGACCTTTCAATTCATATTTATATTCATTCATATTCTCATAGTCTGTAATGCGACTCGAAACGGTGTAATAGTGTCCTATTTCTTCGGCTACAATTGCATTTTTCTCATGAGGGTCTAAATCTTCATTTATAAAAATGGTGTCGGACATCAGCAAGCCATCAAGCTTTGCGGGTAAGAACGACACCTCTTTAAAATTTATATGGTTATGAGCTGACATTAACTTCTCATAGTTGAACAATGTATCACCCCTTATTGATTCCTGTTATGAAATGTATAGTCGATAAATTTCTGAATCTCTTTAATTTCCTCCTCAGTTGCATCTTCTCTGATGTGTGCAGCGATTGCTTTGGTGTGTTCATTTTCTTCCTCGCTCGTATTTGGTTCGTCAATCCATCCCATTAAGTAAGCAGGGTTAACTTCTAAGGCATTTGCTATTTGAACAATCGTATCGTTCTTAAGATTTTTAATACTACCACTTTCGTATCTTTGAACAGTTGCTTCTGTTTTATCAATAATTTTACCGAGCTGAGCTAGAGTCATTTTCTTGTTGTCTCTTGCTTTCTTCATTCTTTTTGAAAAGCTCATTCTTATCACCTCATATTCATTATACGGAATACTTTCCTTATATGCAATATATTTCAGCAAAATAATAATAAACTTACGTAAAAGGCTTGCTTTCTTCATTTTAAATTGGTAAGGTTTACTTACGTAATAAGAAAGTAGGTGAGAAAATGAATATCGATTCAAAATTATTAAAGTCGAAAATGGCTCTTAAAGGTTATGGCATAAAGGAGTTGTCTGAAGCGTCAGGACTGCACAGAGATACTATTTCCAATGTACTTAATGGAAAGACATCACCTTCATTTAAAGTAATGAACAGCATTTATTTTGCTTTAGAATTAACTCCAGATGAAGGCGTAGATATTTTTTTGAGCACAGACTTACGTGATGAGAAAGAAAAGGAGGGAGCGAAATAAATGAACTCAATAATTCAAATTGAAAATAAAGAAGACTTCGGTCTTGTCGTAAGCAGTCGAGTAGTAGCTGAAGAACTTAATAAGGAACATAAAGTCGTTTTAAGAGATTTGGATAATTTGATTGAATCTCACGGCACAGATTTGAGCGGTGAGATTTTTGGAAGTAAATATAAAAATTCTAGAGGCCGAGAGTACAGAGAATACCTTCTAACCAAAGACAGCTTCATTCTTTACATGTTCAACATTCAAGGTTACAACGATTTCAAAATGGCCTATATCAATAAGTTTAATGAGATGGAAAGCCAACTACAGAATCAGTTGCCTGGCACTTACAAAGAGGCTCTGTTGCAACTTGTTGAAAGAGTCGAAGAGAATGAAAAACTTCAGCTAGAAAACAGTGTTCAGAAACAACGAATCGGAGAGTTGAAGCCAAAAGCGGATTACTACGATCAGATATTAAAAAGCAAAAAGTTACTTGCTATCGGTCAAATTGCAAAGGATTACGGCATGACTTCTCAAACAATGAATAAGCTATTACATGATTTAAAAATACAATTCAAGCAATCCGGTCAATGGTTACTGTATGCAAAGCATCAAGACAAAGGCTATACATCATCAGAGACCCACGAATATAAAAAGAGTGACGGCACTGTTGATTTTAATCTTCATACGAAATGGACTCAAAAAGGAAGAATATTTTTATATGAGTTACTGAAGAAGAATGACATTCTTCCGATGATTGAAAGAGAGGGGTGATCACATGCAATCCTTCGATGTACAAATCACAATCCCCGAAGACTATGTACTGATTAAGAAAATCGAATACGAAGACTTAATCAAAAACGATTTAACTGGCAAGTATTTATCTGTAAAGGACATCTGTGAATTAACCGGGAAGTCGCAAACGTTCATACGAGAGAATTTGCTCAACGACCCGAGACGCTTGAAAGAGATTGAAGCATTTTCGCACTTTCCGCAAACTCAGGGCGACCGCTGGTCGTTCAAAGCAAAGGAAATGCGTGAGTATCTGGACAAAGAGTTTTTACCAATACTAAGGAGGGTTTGAAATGAATTACGAAAAACTATCATTTGTCGATGACCTGGGACGGCTTGTAGAACGTGATGTATTAATTATCAAATGCGAAGAGTGTGACGAAAAAGTAGCTTGTACAGGTTTTACCAACTCATGTTTCTGTGGTGCTGATTATGACTCTAATGGGGACAAGCTGGCAGACCGCAGTCAATGGGGTTATGAAACCGGAGAAAATTGGAGGGACATCATATGAAATACCTACTACCAATCACAGCAGTTACAACTGGCTTAATCGCATATGCTGTTTATAGGTCAAAACGTAAAACTGAATGGATCCCGCTCGATGTCAAAAGGATGATCCCCGACAACTACTCACTTGGTCGTCACGGTCACGGACATAAAAACAGCATTTCATTAACTTCAATATTGAATGACGAGGTGGGCTACTAATGGCATATCTATCATTATTCTTAATCGCTGTTGCAGTCGGCTTATTCGCAGGTAACACACCAATGATTGTATTGGGTGCTTTTACATTCATCGCAGGGTTCTGGGTGATGTTGAGAAGTGTAAATAAGGAGGATTTTGAATGAAAATCAGTGAATTAATCAAGGATTTAGAAAAGGCTCGTGAGATTCACGGAGATATAGAAGTGAAGATGCAAGTGCGTTCTTTAGCAGGAAGATATGAAGTTCCGATAGAGGTAAAGGTTTCCAGAGGAGTGTCAAAGTCCGAAATTAATGTCGATGAAGAATTCGTATATGCAGCACCGCCGCTTCTAATTATCAAAGAGCATCCGGAAACGGTGGAGGATGGTGATTCAGATGACTAGACCAGAATCACAGCGCCCGAAGTGGAGCAAGCACCAAATTCATCCGGATAAGCCGCCGGTTGAGCAGCAAAATGAAGCCAGTCGAAAAGCTTACGACCAAGAAATGGATCATTACGAAAGATATTTAAAAGCTTTGAACAAAGACAATGGCATCGGGAGGCAGAAAGATGATTGATAAATTACTTGAAGAAAATCGCCTGTTAAGGGTCGCAAACGACAAGTTGCAAGCAGAGAAAGAGGAGTTGTTGAAAATTAATGAGAATAATGCAAGTGAGTACATGGATTTGATGGCGAAATACAACAGCCTCATCGAATTAAAACGCGCTCCATTACCCGACATATTAAAGAGAGAGGTGAGCGAATGATTAAAGAATTACAACTCGTCAACGCCGATACAGGTGTCGCTGAACACTTTGAGTTACATGAGGTGGATAAGGACAAGCGCGGCAAGGTGCGGGCGGTCAAGCTGTTCCAGAACGGTGAATTGGACACTTACACGAAGACCGGGAACGCGCTGTTCTACTCGGACAGGAAAACAGTGAGCATCCCTCGGTGGGTGCTGGAGGAGGTGAGGTAAATGAACATGGATTTCTTCGAATACAAACATCTACCAGAACACTTACAGGAAGTTAGTAAGCCATTGGGTGAACTCGCAAAACAAATGGATGAGTCGCTCATAGCTGGCGACGAAAAAGAGGCGGGAATGAGAAAACTCCTTGAAGCGAAAGACTGCTTCGTGAGAGCAAAGTTAGAAGAGAAATAAAAAAGACACGCTCTGCAAAGCGTGCCATCAACAAACTATCTACCGGAATTATAACACATTAGGAGGATTAGCATGAAACTCAAATTAAAATCATTGTCCATCAAGGACTTTGCCGGCATTAAAAATGAGTCGTTCAACTTTGATGGCAAGGATGCCAAAATCTACGGCGACAATGCGACAGGCAAGACGACTACTGCCATTGCGCTCAACTGGCTCCTGTTTGATAAAGGGCTTGAGGGGCAGAAAATCGACATCGTGCCGAAGGATGAGAACAACGACCATATCCATGAGCTTGTGCCGACCGTTGAAGCAGTGTTCGACATGGACGACAATGCACTGACATTAAAAAGAGAATCCCATCCGAATTATGAAAAGGTTGAAGGTTCCACGAAGAAACATTATAAAAACTCTCGTTCCACCAAGCAGTACATCGACGAGGTGCCATTCCCGATTACCAAATACAAAGCAGAGATTAACAAAATTATTGATGAAGAGGTATTCAAGCTTGTGACCAATCCTGACGCCTTCCCCCAGCTGCACTGGCAGGATAAGCGCAAAATGCTATTCGAAATTGCAGGCGACGTGTCCGATGAGGATGTCATTAATAGTAATTCAGAACTTAAAGACCTACTCGAAGTTATTAACCGTCGAGAAATCGAAGATGAAAAGAAAGTGGTCAATGAGCAGCTGAAAAAAGCACGTGAGGATCTGGAACATATTCCGGTCAAAATCAATACTTTGAACGAGCAGTTAAGTGATGATGAACTGGACGAGCCACTCATTGATAAAACCATAAATCAAATTAACGAAGAAATTGAGTTACTGAAAGATAAGCGTACTCAGATTGAGCACGGCGGTGCAGTCATCGAAATCAAGCGTGAGATTGATGAAATCCAGTACAAGATGGACAACTTGAAGCGTGAGGTAGAGACGGGCGCACAGGATAAAGTGAACGGTCTGCAGCGTGAATTAGAGTCTCTTGAGAGTGATGTCAGCATCTATGAATCCCGCCAGAATCGCACGTTTGAAGATATTAAGGATTTAACAGCTCGTAAAGACTCGAAGCTCAAAGAATATAAAGAGCTTGCTACCGAGCGTGACAATGTGCAGGCTGATCAGTTTGAAGTAAATGAAGATGAATCCATCTGTTCACACTGTGGCCAGCCACTCCCTGAACACGATGCAGAAAAATCCGTTGAACATGCACAGGCTGAATTTAATAAACGTAAATCGAATAAGCTCGAAAGTATCAATGCAGAAATGGAGCGTGTCGTTGAAGCGGGTAAATCTCTCGGTTCTGCCATTAAGCATAACGAATCGGAAGTTGAAGAATTCAAAAAGAAGATTGCTGATAAAGAGAAAGAAATCAGCCTGCTGTCTGTTCGTCTGGATAAGGCCAAAACATCCATTGTGAAGGTCGAGTTGAACAGTGAGTATAAAACCCTTCAAAAAGAAAAGACGGCACTGGAATCAAAGCTGGGCGACGAGAAACAGACTACAGAATCGAAGGTAGCAGACCTCACTCAACAAATTACTGTTAAGCAGGGTGAACTAGATAAGGTTCAAGAACAGAAGGCATCTGTTAAACATCAGCAACAATTGAAGCAGTCCATAGATGATTATCGCAAGGAAGAAGAAAGCATCCTCGACACCATCGAGGACTTGAAATATCGAAAGCATCTGATTGATCAGTTTACGAAAACGAAGGTCAATCTGATTACTGAAAAGGTCAACAGCATGTTCGACCTTGCGAGATTCAAATTGTTCCACACGCAAGTGAACGGCGACATCAAGGAGACGTGTGAGATTATGGTTGACGGCGTGACGTATGACGGCGGTCTGAATAATGCTATGAGGATAAATGCCGGTTTAGACATTATCGGTGTCCTATCAAAGCATTTCGAAGTGGAAGCGCCTTGCTTTGTCGATAACAGCGAGGCAGTGACACAGCTGAAAGAAATACCGTCACAACAAATTCAGCTCATCGTCAGTGAGCCGGATAAAAAATTGAGATTGGAAGTGAATCAATAATGAAAAAGAAATTCGAAATCGCAGTTCATGGATGTGACGACTCAACATGCATTGAATACGACCTGACCGAAGAGCAGATGGAGCTTGTTGAAGATATAGCGATAAAAATTACTGAAGCGTCTAGTTACGCTTGCATGCCAGTTATGGACATTAAATTAATCATGGAAGAGGAGAATAAGTAATGACTGAAAACACTAAATTGCAAAAGGTAGAACAACAATTACTCGACGAAAAAAACGTATCGGACAGCGTACTGAACAAGGTGCGTGTCCTCGAAAATCAAGGGAACCTGGAGCTTCCAGCAAACTATTCACCATCCAATGCAATGAAACAGGCATGGCTCACAATCAGCCAGGATAAGAAGCTCATGGACACATCGGACACCAGTAAAGCGAATGCGCTGTTAGACATGGTCACACAAGGTTTGAACCCTGCGAAGAAACAAGCATATTTCATTCCTTACGGCAATAAAATGCAACTCCAAAGAAGTGTGCACGGGAATGTGATGCTGCTTAAAAGGGACGCCGGGACAAAAGACATTACGTTTCAACCGATTTATGAAGGTGATGATTTCACTTATGAGATTGATGAGAACGGCTATATCGTAAATCCAAGACTCAAACAAAAATTTGGAAATATCAATAAAGATAAAATCGTCGGTGGCTATGCAACTATCATATTTGATAATAAACAAAATCATATTGAGGTCATGACCATTGACCAAATTGAACAAGCGTGGATGCAGTCATCGATGATCAAAGACAGAGATGCACTGAAACGTTCAAAAACGCATAACAACTTTAAAGAAGAAATGGCACGTAAGACCGTCATCAACCGTGCTGCCAAACGCTATATCAATACTTCCACTGATGAAGGGCTACTCAAGTTTGCTCAGGAAGCCGATGACCGCCAAAGAAAAGAAGTGTTTGATGCGGATGTCGAAGAAGGGCAAGCATCAGAAATCCTTGATATTCCCGACGACTTTGAAGATGCCGAAATTCAGGAAGTACCAGCGCATGATAAAGAAACTGGCGAAGTAAAAGAGCAGAATCAAGAAGAAAATCCATTTGCGAATGCAGACCAGGCATCGTTTGACGATGATCAGCCGTTCTGATGGATATTCAAATTATTGGCAGTGGGTCGTCTGGTAACAGTTATAAGATTTCAGACGGCCAAACGGCCATCCTCCTGGAAGCCGGCATACAATTTAAGAAGGTACAGCAGGCACTCAAGTTTAAAACGAGACAGATTAAGGCAGTTTTCATTACTCACGAGCACCTTGATCATTCTAAGTATGTGATGGATTTCTTGAAGAACGGATTGGATGTTTATATGACAGCAGGAACGAAAGAGGCACTCGGCATCAGCCATTACAGATTACACACGATCGAGTACAGAGAAGTCATCAGGATTGGCTCATTTACAGTGATGCCATTCGAGGCACAGCACGATGTCGCTGAACCATGCAGTTATTTGATTAAATCGGGCGACAGCAAGCTCCTGTTTGCCACAGATACGTATTACATCAAATATACGATTCCCGGCCTCACACACATGCTTTTAGAGGTCAATCATGACTATGGATATATGATGGAGAACGTTGAAAAGGGCATCATTCACAAGGCACTGGCAAACAGAATTATGAAGTCGCATTTGAACATAGACAATGCCATCAAATATTTAAAGTCCAGCGACCTATCGAAGTTACGAGAAATCACAATGATCCACCTGTCAAAAGATAATGCCAAAGCGAATGAGTTTAAAGAAAGAATACAAAAAGTGACTGGTGTTCCGGTCAAAATTGCGGGGCGATGAAATGTGACTGTGTACGAATTGACATACCATGCAGAAATGAGGATAAAGCAACGCGTCGGCATCCAGAAATCTAAGAATCGGACCATGATGGAAAACGCAAAAAACTGGATCAATTCCGTTATGCCGCATTCAAGCTTAACAGCAATTGATGACGATGGCAGACGACACTATAAATTTAAAGAATTTAATATTATCTGCAAGGAAAATAAAGTTATCACCGTATCGTATTACAAAGATGCATCAAGGGAGCTGGCCGACGAAATACAAGAGATTGTCAGCAAGCGTGTCGACAAGCAATTAAAACCGTTAAAACGAGAATATAGAACGAAAGCCATCAAGATGCACGAGGCGGAAATCAAACGTCTGAAATCATATAATCCAAAATCGATAGAAACCATATCAGGAGAGATAGAACAGTTGAAAGATGAAGTTTCCATATTAAAACATAAAATCGATGACTTTGAGGCTTTGACGCACCGATTCAAGCATTATGGGAGGCTGGTGGAATGAAAACGACAAACAACCTGGTCGCAGGTGAAGCAAATTTCATCATGCGCCATCTGGTACGTACTCAAACCAATAAATATAACAAAAGCTTTTATGATGGAAAATTCTTCAGGACACTGCACAAAACACTTAAAGGTAAGTTGCCAAATCATAAGATTAAAACTTGGGATGATGACGAATATTATGTGATGAGGATTGATGAAGATGATCAGTAAGCAGGTCAGCCCTAAAAATTACTATGAAATGAGAATCGAAGATGAATTTTATTACGGCACAGTTGACGAGTTGGTTGAGAAGACTGGTTTAGACCAAAGGCATATACGCCGTTATGTTCATCAGCCGACAGCAAATCGGGAGACGATAAAAATCGGTCGCATGTACCCCGTTTACCAAGTGGCCAACACGCACGACGGAACTGTTGTTGCAAAGGGCACGAAAAACGCACTTGCTAAGAAATTAGGTATGCAGAACCCTGATTCACTGCACAACTCAAGCAGGTATGATATTTCATCGACGAGCGAATATGTATACGTCGCTGATACCGTCGGTGAGCAACTTGAAGACAGTAAGCATAATAAAGCATCTGAACCGCCGAAAGAAAGTCGTGTCATCTTGACGAGCAATATGGATTTTTACTGGCGGATGGTGTTTAGAGATATGTTCAGGGGATGGGGTGGTGACAATGAGCGCCCTGGCGTTTGAGATCATAGTCATCTATGCCTTGATGGTATATATCGCACTGGCAATACCCATCTTGATTGTGCTCGGGATTTTGATTTGGAATTGGAGAGGGAAGTGAGGATGAATAATGGCCCAAATACAGTGGATAAAACTTAAAGTCGATATGTTCGACAATGAAAAAATCAAGCTGATTGAAGCCATGCCCGACGCGGATAGTATTTTGGTTATTTGGATAAAGCTGCTTACTTATGCAGGCAAAACGAATTCAAGCGGCTATATCCTTTTGACCGAAACGATACCGATGAATGAAGAAGAAATCGCAACGATATTCAACAGACCACTAAATACTGTTCGTTACGCTCTTCAGGTATTTGAACGGTATGGAATGATCAATCGTGAGGACGACGTTATAAAGATAAAGAATTGGGAAAATCATCAGAACGTTGAGGGCATGGAAAGAGCAAGAGAACAAGCGAAATTAAGGAAGAGAAAACAGCGAGAAAGGGAGCGTGAAGCACAGAATAAGATGCCTGAAAGTGACCAAAATAAACAAAGTCACGTGATGTCACGTGACAGTCACGCTACAGAGAGAGAAAGAGAGAGAGAAGAAGACTTAGATAAAGAATTAGATATAGAGAAAGAGAGAGAAGAAGAGAAAAAAGATTCTCTCTCCTACAATCAGGAAGTTTATGATGTCTTGAATAAAAGAGGAATCGACATGAGTAATGCTCAAGCCTGTTTTAAAATCAGTCAGAAAATGAGTGGCATTGATGATATTCAGTATCTCCATAAAGCGATAGATGTCGCAGATAACAAGGGCGTACTCAAAGCACCTTACGTTTTACGAATCATTGAGAATTGGTTCGAAGATGGCAAAACATCTTACGAAGCCTTGATGCAGTACGAAAATAAGAGTAACAAACCAAAATACGGCACTCCCAACGACGAAGAAACTCGTAATCAATATAAAAACCTAGGATTTTAAGGAGGGGTCAAAATGGAAGAAATCGCAAAATTCATGGCAGAACACAAAATCATTGATACGCAGGTCGAGCATACGGACATTGAGTGTCTAGGGTGCGGCAGGGAGATACAGAGGGTCATCATCACATTCGAAGGCGGTTCCCAAAAGATGAATGAGGCCGGTTGCATGTGTGAGGCAAATCGTAAAGCGCAAGAAAGACAACGTGAACTGAATGCACGAGATTATGATCGGTTTTCTGTCATTCAAAATGAGTACCTGGAAAAATCATTCGATAATTATATTGTCAATAGCGATGATGAAGAACAAAAGAAGATGCAATCTGAAGCACTCAAATTTACTAAACACTATGCATTGAATTTCAGTTCGCATCTTAAAGAGAAACAGAATCTTTTTATTCAGGGCACGTTTGGAACTGGCAAGACACATCTTGCTGCTGCCATTCGAAATGAAGTATCAAAGCAAAATTATAAAGTGTTATTTATTTCACTGCCAAACTACATCGAAGCACTCAAGAAAGAGTTTCGAGATAAATCGAACCATCACTCAATTTATAAATGGGCAACTGAAGCCGATCTTTTAATTCTGGATGATGTGGGTGCGAATCGTATGAATGAGTTCGCAATATCAGAATTGTTCAGGCTCGTCGATGCTCGCATTGATAAATGCACTGTGTACACCACAAACATGACGAGTGAAGAATTTACCCAGACAAAAGAACTGAATAGGATCTTATCTCGTATGGTGAATCGCGCTAAAGCTATTGTCATCAAAGGCGCAGATTATAGACGAAAGGGGCTGATGTAAATGAAAACAATCAATGACATCGACATGATTATATTCCCAAAAACGCCGCACGATATCATGTATGAAAAATTAATGGCGCAGGATGAAATCACAAAATCAGACGTGCAGTCGCTCGACATGTTCAATGATCACTACATCGACAAACTGTTCAATGCCGGCCAACGCATGGTTTGCGACAAGATGTTTGAAGCGATGACGAGAGAGGGCATCACGACCGTCGAGCCTGAGATTAATAAAGAGTCCGAGCAGTGGTTTACGGGCTTGGATCGGTGGAGGTGATGGGATGAGAGAAGAGCGTAAGCCGATATTCAAAGTTAATAGGCATATGCATCCCGAGTTCTGGGGTGTATCGGATGAAGAAGCATTAAGGCAGATGGCAGAGTTCAGCGCCAAACTGGATGCTGAAAGGTACAAGGCTGAGGCGTGGGACAAGCTGAAAGATAGCCTTAAAGATATGGTAACGGCCTTAGCCAGACAATCCAGGGCTAACCACTCAAGGATCGCGACCGTGAAAAGTATGCTTGGCCTTATGGATGTTATTTATAAAGAAATAGAGGAGGATGACCAATGGGGATGAATGCAATGATTCAAGCTCAATTGAACAATTCACTTCACGGGATTTTAAACTGCAGATGCGAAGGGAACTGCCTTTTAAAATCAATAGACCTTAATCATATCGATGGCGACGACGCTTTTCTGGAGGTTGAGCCTTACGATGCGGCTTTTAATCAATCCAATGTGGATGAAACCATCGACAGGACAAAGCGGGTATTGCTGAGGCGCAGGAAAGCTATTTCTAGGGCGTTAGGTGTAAAGCGGTTGTCTGTAAATTTCTATGACGAATGGACGATGAAAGATGCATTCGTGGTTGATCTTGAAGAAAACAAAATTACTTCATCAGTGAATTAGGAGGATCACATTGACTAAATACGGCGCAAATAAAACGGTCGTCAACGGCATCACATTCGATTCAAAGCAAGAGGCCGACTACTACGAGCACCTGCTTGCCAAACAAAAGGCGGGCTACATCAAAGAGATAGAGCTTCAGCCAGTCCTGAACATTATGCCAACCTTTAATTACTACGGCAAGAAACGCCGCAAGATGGATTACAAGCTCGACTTCCATGTCACCTATCATGATGACTACGAAGTGTGGATTGACATCAAAGGTTTTGCGACGGCAGATGCAAAGATGAAACGCAAGATTACCGAGTACATGCACAAAGATAAGCACATTATCTGGATAGCGAAGTCTTTAAAGTACGGCGACCGGTTCGGATGGATCGAATATGATGAATTGGTTAAAAAGAGGGCAGCAGATAAGAGAAAGAAGAAATAACCATTGGACATATCTAAATCCCCTTAAAATTATGGGGTAGATTAAGCGAGAATTTATATCATGTGAATGATTAAAGCGCTTAGAAAGAGAATTAAGGAGGTTTTAGGATGATTGTAGAAATTATATCAGCCTTGATGTTTTTCATTGCCCTTACTTTAATTAATGTATCGGTAATTTATAAATACCGACGGAAAATAAAGTGGTTCTTTAACGAAGTTTACAATAAGTCTCTCAAGCGCAGCACACCGCTCCAAAAAGAAATCAAGGCAGAGCAGAAAGAGATTAAACGACTGGAGCAGCACAAAGCGGATATGAAAGAACTTGAACGGTTGAAAGAGCAAAGAGAAAAGTTGTTTGAAGAAACGCGAAAATTCAAGGGAGTAGACCCAATGCCACATCTTAAAGCGATAGAAAAAATGAATTCACCTGAAGAAACAGATACTTTTATTTACGAATCAACGACTGGGTCAATCAGTCAATGCCCAGAATGCGAAACTGAAAACATAGCTAGTGCAATATCGTATGGCGTACTTCTGGATAGATATCATAACACATGCCTCGATTGTAATCACAAGTGGATGGCAGAAACTAAAATACTGGAGGACAAATAATATGACTACTGAAAACAAAATGAGAAACATTCAAGCAAGCGAGGAACTGATCACTAAAACATTCGGAGTGGACCACGACAAAGTTCTGTTCAACAAATTTAACATCACAGATAAACATCTAACATTTGACCTGGAATGGACAGAGACTGGAAACATATTGCAAGCGACCATTACTAAAGATGCAGTGAAGCCGAAGTTCACTTTGGAAAGCCAGGACGATGATTTCATCAAAGAGCAGATGACTCGACTGTTCGGAATGAAGACTGAGCTATTCGTCGATGAAGAAGACAAAGTTAACGATGACGTGTTCGGCCAGGATTATGATCCAGCGCGTGGCTATGTCGATAAACAGAATGATGAACAGATGACTCTGGAAGATTAAATATTGAGGGGTGTCGCAATTGTATTTGATAAACGACATACGACAAATCATAAACGATTACCACTGGAAGAAGCGACTCATTCAGTCTCAGGTGTATGAGATGGATTCTACTGCGACGAGTGCTTACGGCATCGAGTCATCACTACCAAAAGCACAGGGCGAGACGAGTGACAAAGTCTCGTCCATCGTCATAAAGAATGACAAAGAGAGTCGCAAGCTTGAAGCTCTGGTGAAAGAAGTGTCGTTTATTGATGAGCATGAGAAACATATAAACAGTGATAAAAACTTCCACATACTTCAGCTGTTGAAGCAGGGGGAAAGTAAGCAGAGAATTAAGATATTATTAAACATTAGTAACCGCAATCTGTACGAGAGGATTGACCAGGTCGTCATCATTTTATTTAACTCTCAACCCGGAACAAAGGAGAAACATGAGAAGAAAGAGAAAAAAGAGACATAAGAGAAAGAAGAAACACTATTTCTTTTTTGATATTCATTCGGATTATAATTACATTGCAAAGAAAAAGGCCGCTTCACTATTCAGTGTCGCGGTCTTTGTTTCGCTTTGATTCTTGTTCTTGATAGATGTAGCCAGACAGGGTGGCGAGCAACGCGATGTAACTAGGATCAGTAATGATACCGTGTGCGGTCAAAGTAAAATGCATAGTAACAATAAAATAATATCCGAACGCCTGGGAGTGAGTGAAAATTTTATTGGATATCCACTCCCAAAAAATAACCTTATCATCACTCAGGTCGTCACTAACTTCAGCGGTGGCAACATTCACGTAAAGTTGTCTGGTCATTATCTCATTAAGTACAGACTTGTTAAAAAGGGTGAAAGACTCACTCACCTCTTTGATGATTGAGATGTCCATTGCCTGAATTGCCGACTCAAATTGAGGAATAACTGCTGATGGCATCTCGAAACGAGGAGTGACCCTTTCAAAGAATGACTGATTGATGATCATCTTCTCTCTAAAACTTTCTGCGAAAGAAGTGTTCAATCTTATTTGTTCTCTTACAGGTTCGAGAGTACTGTCCATTTCTCGAACCGCTTGTTGGAGAGGGCTGATGTTATGGCTCGCTTCCATTGCCATTGCAGCGATGGAACTTGAATAATTAAATGCCGCTTTGACGCTTGCCATGCTAGCATCGAATTCATTGAAGTAACTAGAAATAGTATCACCTCACTTTCATAACGGTATTTATATTATACATCAGATCACAAAGTACACATCAAAAGTATCAAAGCAGAGTATCAGAGCCATCACCAATGTAACTGATCCACAATGCACAAACAAAACCAGATAAACCAAACCACATAACCAAATCTATTTCACCGTAGTGAAAGGAGTGAGCAGATGGATGAGTAGTGAAGTGACACCTGAAGAACAAGAGCGACGTGACTTCTACAACAACAAGAAGTGGCGATGGACAAGAGAGAGAATAAAGAAGAGAGACAACTATGAATGTCAGTGGTGTAAAGAAAAGGGAAGAGTAACCATCGACACTGGTGCACTCAATCGGAACGGTAGAAAGCGCAATGCATTGATTGTCCATCACATTAAAGAACGATTAGATCATCCTGAACTTGCGCTTGATGATGACAACTTAGTTACAGTTTGCTTTGAATGTCACGAGAGACATCACGAAAGATGGACAGAAAATAATTACAAGAGAAGAGAAAATAAGTGGTCGGCCGATGAAGTTTGGTAAGTCAAAGTAAAGATGAAAGGAAGTCAACCCCCCGCCTGCAACCAGATTGGTTTTATGTAAGGCGTGGAGAACCGGTGGAGGGGTATACGACTCTCCAAAGTCGGCAGAGAAAACCTTCACGCGATATTTATAAATCGGGGAGGGGGCTAAAGGAGGTGAAAAAAATTGGCGATTGCAATAAACAGACTTAGAAAATATTACATGGAACGCATCAATCAAAATGACTATTCAACTGTGGAAAACATTCAGAGGTATATAGATCTGGTCGAATTGTACAGGAGTATGCAAAAGAGTATAAAAGAAGATGGGGCAAGGATAGAGGTTGAAAATGGCAGTCAATCGTTCATCAAATCTCATCCTCTGATTAGCGATATGAAGAATATAAATGCACAGTTGATTAATCTTAAGAAAGATATTGATAAGGCGGTCAAGGAATATGAGTTGAAGTTGATTGAAAAAGAAAAGTCTAAAGAATATACATCGGAAGATTTGATTTAGATGACCAAAACTAAAACGCGTATTCCTAAACATGTCACAGATTACATCAATAAGTGCAGAAAGAATAAGCAAGGCATCAATAAAGACAGGCTGGCATTCTTCAACATACTCGAAGAGAATATCTTCCCTAAAGTCGAATCGGGAGAGTTGCACTTCGATGAACGGCAGATTGAGCAGTGCATTCAATTCATCGAAAAATGGCACTTCGAACTCAGGGATTTTCAAAAATACTTGGTCTCTTTCGTCTTTCTTTATGTCAGCGAAACTGGACGAGCGTACTACAAAGAGTTCCTATGGGTGATGGGTCGAGGCGCGGGTAAGAACGGCCTAGTTTCCGGTATCAGTCACTATATGATATCCGGCCTGCATGGCGTTCAAAATTATCACGGCACAGTTGTGGCCAACAGTGAGAAGCAGGCAAAGACAAGCTACAACGATATATACAACGTGGTACATGGCGATAGGTCGAAGAAGCTGATAAAGCTGTTTCCGGCCACAAAAACAGAGACTTTGTCCAGGGAAACAATGTCTGTATTCAACTTTGCAACATCGAATCCCGACACAAAAGACGGTGGCAGACAAGGCTTTCTGATATTCGATGAAATTCACCAATACGAAACATCCGAACTGATCAATGTGTTCCGGTCCGGTTTAGGTAAGGTCAAAGACGGCCGGACTTTTTACATCGGTTCTGAGGGGTACGTGAGGGATGGTTTCATGGATACACAGAAAGCCATTGCCGAGTCTGTGATTGAGGGGGAGCACCCTGATTCAAGATTGTTTCCTTTCATTTGCAAACTGGACGAAAGAGAAGAGTACGAAAACCCCGAACTGTGGTCGAAAGCCAATCCGATGCTTGAACGCCCGCTGAACGAATATGCCGAGATACTGCTTGAAGAAATCAAAGAGGAATTTATGAAACTACAATATGACGATTCGAGTCTGGTGGAATTTTTAACGAAGCGAATGAACTTCCCGGAAGAGGACCCGACAAAAACGGTGACGAGTTGGGAAAATATACAGAAGGCGAGTCGGCCGATGCCACTGCTGAACAATCGCACAGCAATCGTCGGTGTGGACTATGCGAACACAACGGACTTCGCGGCCGTTGGTTTTTTATTTAGGATTGATAATGATTACGTTTGGCACTCGCATCAGTTCGCTAGACAGGGTTTTCTTGACCGAATCAAGCTGAAGCCACCGATTAAAGAATGGGAGAAAGAAGGACACCTGACCATCGTCGACCGGCCGACAATCGAGCCGGAGTTACTCGTCGAGTGGGTACAACGCGAGGTGAAGCGCCTGAACATTCGGGTGCACAAGGTTATGATTGACCGATTTAGATATGATTTGACGCGACCAGCCTTTGAGGGGGCTGGTTTTAATTTAGAACCATTAAACTATATGCCGTCTGTCCACGCCCAGGTTTCACCGAGGATTGAGTTAATATTCAATAACCGTCAGGTCATCTGGGGAGATAATCCGCTGATGCGGTGGAATACACAAAACACTGCGGTCAAGATTAAAAAGGATGGAAATAAAGAATATATTAAAAAAGACCCCATCCGAAGAAAGACAGACGGCTTCCACGCATTCTTACACGCGTTGTTCAAATCCGACGAAATTGTTGGAAAAGATATCAAGAAGTCGATGGACATGATGGATCGCTTGCTTGGATAAATGGAGCCATCGAAAGGAGTGATGACCAGTGTGAATATATTCAATTTATTTAAAAGCAAAGACAACAAGATACGCATGAGCGAAATGGTGCTGATGGAAACAACGAATAGAGTGTACTTGAAGAATTTGGCACTCAACATCTGCATCAACTATGTAGCACGCACCATCGCAAACAGTGAGTTCCGCGTGATGAAGGACAAGCGCGTCGAGCGCAGTGTGCTGTATCACAAGCTAAACGTCCGGCCGAACACCGATTCGAGCGCTTCGGACTTCTGGCAACGCCTTGTATATAAGCTGATACGCGATAATGAGGTGCTTGTCGTCGTGACGGACACGGACGACCTCGTCATCGCAGACGATTTCCAAAGGCAACGTTACGCGCTGTATGAAGACCGGTTCACTGATGTGACCATTGAGGATTACACCTTCCAACGCAGTTTCATGATGGACGAAGTGCTCTATATCAATTATAACAACGAGCATCTGTCCACTTTTTTAGATGCGTTATACAACGATTACGGCAAACTGTTCGGGCAGATGCTCGACAACAGCATGAGGTTCAATCAGTTCCGTGGCGCGTTTAAGTTTTCAGACGGTGGCGCACTGGACGAAGACACATTCGAGAGACAGAAAAAACAGGTCGAGCGGCTGTCGCAGATATTCGAAAATAACTCGGTCGCCCTAGCACCGCTGACTGAAGGTATTGAAATCCAGGACTTGAGTACAAATTCGGCGCAACGCGACGAATCGATCAACAACCTGGTCAAGATGAAGCGGGATATGGTGGATGATGTGGCAAAGATTCTCGGCATCCCGACGAACCTGATCCACGGTGATGTGGCCGACCTGGAAAACACGATGGAGGCTTACATCAATTTTTGTGTGAATCCACTCATGAAACTGATTGCGGACGAACTGAACGCAAAGTTTTTCGAACCGGAAGAATACTTTGATGGGAACTATATCAACATCGTCGGCATCAACCGCATCGATCCACTGCGTAACGCCACAGCCGGTGACAGGCTTGTTTCGAGCGGGGTTTACAGCAGAAATGAAGTGCGCGAGAAATTCGGAGACGAAAGGGTGGATGATCCTGAAATGGACCGCTACATGGTGACGCGAAACTATCAATATGTAGATGACGATGAAGAAACGATTGAGGATAACTTAGTTGATTCAGATGAAGGGGGTGAAAATGAATGACAAAAAATATACTCATGATGAACCAAAAAAATGGAAAGGGCATCATCGATATTTACGGCGAGGTCGTGCCGGAATCATGGAGGTTCGAAGGGGAAATGAGCGCAACTCATTTCAAAGAGCAATTAGACCGTCTTAGTGACGTAGAAGAAATAACTGTCAACCTCAATTCGCCTGGCGGGAGCGTCTATGAAGGCTTAACAATATACAATATGTTAAAGCGTCATAAAGCACGCATAGTCGTCAATGTGGATGGATTGGCGGCGAGCATTGCTTCAGTCATAGCGATGGCTGGAGACGTGATACGAATGCCGGAAAACAGCATGCTAATGATACACAATGCTATGACGATGCAGATGGGTAACGCAGATGACATGAGGGAGACCGCTGAACTACTCGATAAAGTAAGTGGGTCGATTATGACAACCTACCTCAGCAAATCAAATAAAATAAATGAAGCAACACTAAAGGCGTTGATGGATGCAGAAACTTGGCTTACGGCAGATGAAGCATTGCATTACGGACTTGTTGATGAAGTGACTGCAACACGTGAATTAGTCGCATGTGCATCAGAAAAACAACTGAATGTGTTCAACAAGACACCTGAACGCTTCATGAAAATGGTTGAGACACCTGAAGAAGCAGATGAGGAAAGTAAAGAGACGAAGATTGACGAGGAAATAGAGCGCCGATTCAGTCAGTTGGAAGGCCGCATTGGCGCTATAGAACAAAAGTTGGAAGAGTTGACAGAAACAGAAGAAAATGAACCAGGGGACAGTGAGCCGGAAGCCAAAAATGGCTTTAGTCGGTTCGTATTTTAATTTATAGGAGGAATAAATAATATGGCTATAAAATTTGGAGATACAATGAAAAATTACCAGGAAAAGAAAGATGCATTTGTGAATGCAGTACAAGAAGGTGCAAATGACGAAAAACAAAACGAACTCTTTGGCGAAATGTTCGATGCAATGACAAACGACCTTTCAGACGAAGTGAGGAAGTCTGTTGCCGAAGAAAATTATGATTCAAGCGTATTAACGGCACGTGGCGCAAACACGCTTACAAACGAAGAGAAGAAGTTCTACAATGAATTAACAACTGATGTGGGTTACAAGGAAGAGTCCCTAATCCCAGAAACAATTCTAACGCGTGTATTCGATGAACTAGAGAATGAATATCCATTCCTTCAAACGATCAATATTGAAACGATGGGTGTACGCACGCGCATTATCGAAGCAGAACCAGAAGGACAGGTTGTGTGGGGTAAAATATTCGGCGATATCCGCGGTCAGTTGGATGCGGTGTTCACTGAACGCGACCTTACACTCGGAAAGGCAACTTGTTATGTCGTTTTACCGAAAGACTTGAAAGATACGGGTGTGACTTACATTGACGCGTTTGTCCGTGCGCAAATCCGAGAGGCTTACTCTGTAGCGTTTGCAAAGATGGCAATTGAAGGCCGCGGCGCAAATCAAAACGAACCTGTCGGACTGATGAAAGAAATTAATGCCGACACAGGCGCTGTGACAGATAAAACGTCTTCCGGCACACTAACTTTTGCAGATGCGGATACAGCAATCGAAGAGTTCACCGACGCACTTTCTAAACTGTCTGTATACGGCGAGAATGGCGATAAGTACAGAAATGTACGTGGTCGCGTGGCAGTTGCGGTCAATCCTGTCAATGCGCTGTTCGCTGAATCGAAATTCATGAAAGTGACAGAAAACAACGTGTATGTCACAGCAACGCCATTCGGTGTGGAAATTGTTGAAAATAAGTTCGTCCCTGCAGATAAAGCTGTTGTTTATATCAAAGACAATTACACGCTTGGTGTAGGCGGCGATAAGATTGTGAGAATGTACGACCAGACGCTTGCGATCGAGGATTGCGACTTGTATACAGCGAAACAGTTCGCATATGGTGAACCGAAGGATAACACTTCTTCACTCGTGTACGACCTCTCAATTGGTGGCGCCGAGCTTCCAGAAGTATAAAACAGCCTCATATAAAGCTAGGAGGTGAGGATCACGTGTTTAATCAACTACCTGATAAAGGAGAAAGGTTAAGGTGATCCGGCCATGAATAAAGATATGACCATATCTTATTAGGCTACCTTGCAAGGGCATAACAATAAACCGCTCGGCACTGGCGATACAGTGCCTACTTTAATTAATAGGAGGCAAAACAATGGCAAAACAAACGTATGAGCGCAAGGTGACAAAAGGCTTCACTGATAAGAACACAAAGAAGCCATATCCAAAAGGCTCTGTTTATAAGTCAGATGACAAAGAGCGCATCAATGAGCTGGTCAAGAAGAAGAATATCTCTGGCGATAAAGTGAAAACATTGAAACAAGCGCAGGACAAAGTTGTAAGTGACAATTTTGAAGCCATGAACTTTGATGACCTCAAAAAAGAAGTGGACAAAAAAAGTTTGCATGTTGAGGGGACTGGAAAGAATGGCGCAATCAAAAAAGAGGACTACATCAAAGCGTTGAAAGTGTAGGTGGTCACAATGGAAATCACAGACGATGTTGTGCAGGAGTTCAAAGGACGTATGCGCGTCTATCACAACCATGAAGATGACCGTATTGAATCAATGCTCGAAGGGTCATACGCCTTTCTTACGAATAAGTGCGGTCATTTCTCGATGGATGAGCCGAATCAAGGCAAGGAACTTGTCTTTGAACGTACTCGCTACGTTTATCATGACGCAGTAGAATACTTCGATGTGAATTACAAAAGTATGGTCATGAACTTCATGCTGCGCAACTTAGAGGAGTTGAAACCTGATGATGAAGCCGTTGACGGAACGTTATAAAAGGCGCGAGACGACAACCGGAGACTTGAATACACCAGTTACGTTTTATAAAAAAACTGATGATGATTGGATGCCGGGCGAAACGACGAAGGAGAAACTGTATTTTTGTATGGCAGAGATGTATCAAGCGTCTGTTAAGGATTACGAAATCGTCAATACGACGAACGCTGAGTATGTCATTACAATACTGATACCAGCTCCGCGCGAAAGTTATTTACCGAAATATGATCATCACTTTGAGGTTGACGAGTTGATGTACAAGGATGTCGTCTTTAACTTGCAGAGCATCGCACCGAAAGATGATTTGCTCAAGATTGTAGGTGTTGCTTATGGCAGTTAAAGTCACTGGCTTCGACCGAATGATGTCAGAAATACAGTCTCGCATGAACCGTGTGACCGGGGCACAATCTGAAAGAGCCATAAACTCTGGCGGTCAAATTGTGCATAAGAACATAGAGAGTGCATTGTCTGTTTATAGTGGCCAACCAAGTACGTCAGGTGCATCACGAGACGAAACATCGTTCACTGTGGACACCCGAAGAGGTAACGTTCAAGGCCATGTCTATTGGCAAGGACCACGCGATCGTTACCGTCTCATTCACTTGAATGAACATGGGTATAACCGCAACGGCCGTAAACATCGACCGCGTGGATTTGGTGCAATCGCCCGGGCATTAAGCCGTTCAGAGGCCGTCTATTTCAGAGCGGTTCGAAAGGAGTTGTCGCGATGAACTTTTCAACAGTCATTAGAGATGAATTAATGCAATCTGAATTGATTCAAAACCTTGTAGGCGGGCGTATGCGCCCCTACGTTGAACCGAATGACACAAGCGGTGCATTTATCATCATGACACCAATTGAACCAGAGGCGTTGACTAAAGGCGCGAGCGACACCTACTTGGCTGAGCAGCAGCACTTTCAGATGGATGTACAGTCTGGTAATTACAACGAACTAAAAACGGTGTTTAAAGAAGTCAGAAGAATCATGATCAACGAATTGAATATGTACCCACAAGCGGGCGGATTGGATGACTACTTCGAAGAAACGAAGCGTTATCTCATATCTGTCCGTTTTATTGGTACGCCACAAAAATTAAACTATAAAAAATCAATCATTTAGGAGGAAATATTATATGACTACAGTAGGTTTTGAAGAAGTAGAAATTGGAATATTCGACGCTGCAGGCGAAACTATCGAAGAAACGTTTGTATGGAGAGATGAAGAGGGTGGTACGGTCAACATGACCATCACAGGTCTTGAAAAGGAAGCATCCGAGGTGTACGCATCCGATAAGCGTGTTTGGCTCTCTAAGAAGGGTACAGGCAACGTGACCAGCACGTTTGAAACGTTCAATCCACCGAGCGAAGACCTTGATAAAGTGCTCGGTCGTACAGTTGACGGCAATACGTCATGGGCCGGAGAAGAAACAAACCCGCCATACGTCGCGTTAATCGCTAAGACGGAAGATGTGGATGGTACTGCATTATACTTCGCACTCACAAAAGGTATGATGGGACAGAACGAAATCGCACTTGCAACACGCACTGCAGATACTACGCCACCGACAAACGCTACACTGACAGGTACGTGGCAGAACCGCGACATCGAAGACGAGAGTCGCACCTTTGGTAAGCATATCGGTAGTGAAGGCTTTGATGCATTCAGAGAACTAGTATTCCCAGGAGTTTCAGTACCTGGAGAAGCATAAGTAAGAGGCAGATTGATTCTGCCTCTTTTTTATTTGATTAATTATAAAGGAGCGTGCCGAGATGGCAATAGAGTTGAAACTTAAAAAAGATGATGAGTATAAAACGCATAAGCGACCGAATACGAACGTATTAGAGCTCGAAGAATTTGAGGAGTTCCAAGATGAACTCGGGAAGATTTATGAGGAGTACGTTAAAGAAGTGACCGCGTATGAATCGGAACTACAGGCCTATCAAGAGGCAGTGACATATAAAAAAGACGGCGAAGATGTTGACGTACCAGAACCAAAAGCAATCAGTTTTTATCCATATAAAAAGCGTATGCGCGACCGTCAGATTGAGTACATTGTGGAGATATTCGAAGCGCATGATCCATTTACAGTGAAAGAGTTCAAACTCGGCATCGACTCTGAGAAGTTAGACGACACAATTGTTGGCATCTTTAAACAAATCTCCCCGAACGATTTTAAAGATGATGACGAGGGAAAGCAAAAAAACTCACGCTCGAAGCGTTCAAAGAGAACTTAGACGAAATACGCAGATATTGCATGCGTGAGTTTGGATGGACAATTGAAGAAGTAGACAGTCAGCCTTATGAAAAACTGATGAAGCTCATCATCAATAAGGAAAAGAAGGAAAACAAAAACGAAGTGATGAGTGGTGCTGACTTCATTAAAAATCTTTAGGAATATCTAAGAAAGGAGGAAGCACATGTCAGAAGTAATCAAAGGCTTTAATATAGAACTCGGCTTGGACACGTTACAGGTTGAGAAAGGCATGAAAGACCTCAATCGTACAATGTCACGTGTCAACAGTGAGTTCAGTCGATCATTATCCAGTTTCGACCGTGGCGAGCGTTCAATGGGGCGTTACCAAACGACAGTTTCCGGCTTGAGTTCAAAGCTCGAAGTCCAAGAAAAAATAGTTGACCGGAACAGACGAAATTACAACGACCTGTCCGGAGAATATGATAATAACCGGAACGCACTAGGCAAGGCAGACAAAGCCATGAAGGACGCGAACCAGAGTTATCAGTCAGCTGAGAAGCGTTTGGACGAGCTGTCAAAGTCCAACAAGACAGCAAACGAAGAATGGTACGATGCGGCTTTCGCGGTGCAGGAAGCGAAAGACGAACTGGCGAAAACAGAAGCGGCTTATAGCGAGCTGAATGAAGAGGTTGGGAAGAACAGAAGAGAACTCGACCAGGCTGAAATCTCACTCAATAAAGCGGAGCGGGAGTACAACAACATTTCCCGTAGTGTGGAACGCTACACTGAAGAAATGAAACAACTCCACATTGAGCAGGAAATTGCAAACTCTGGTTGGACGAAAGCCGGAGACGGCTTGACTCGATTCTCTGAAGACTTAGGTCAGATTTCAGGTGTGGCAACCACAGTCGGCGATACACTCACTCGTAAAATCACGATGCCAGCGCTCGGTGTGGCGACTGCTGCAGGCGGTATTGTTGCAGCTTTTGGTTGGGGCAGATTAGTTAGTATCGACTCTGCACAGGCGCAATTGAAAGGTTTAGGCTATTCTGCTGAAGATGTAGAGCGCATATCCTTACAGCTTGCTGATGCCCTTGAAGGCGGTATGCTCACGATGGGCGAGGCGACTTCAGCAGCGGCAACTGCAATGGCGGCCGGTGTAGAAGAGGGCAAGGAGCTCACACGATATATCCAAATACTTGATGGTGCTGTTGCTGGTTCCACAGGTACATTTGAAGAAATGGAACAAATATTCGGTCGTATCGTCGACCAGGGACACATGACGCGTAACGAGTTCGATATGATCGCGCAGCGGATGCCCGGGTTTAGTAAGGCTGTACAGGAGCATCTCGGTGTTAGCTCTGAGGCGATGTATGACATGCTCAGGAATGGCGAAATTACTACAGATGAGTTCTTGGACATCATGGATGATTTTGCTGGCGACATGGCAACATCTTACGCCGAATCGTGGGCTGGTATGGTACAGAATACAAAAGCGTATATTGGCATACTTGGTCAACACTTACTTGAAGGTGTATTCCAGATGTCAAAAGAAGAAATCGCAGAGTTCATCGAACTACTTTCATCTGATGAAGCGGTTCAATGGGCGCAGGACATGGGCCTTGTACTCAACGAAGCCTTTACAAAAGTCAGAGATAGCATCAAGGGCGTTGTAGACTGGTACATCGAGCTGGACGAATGGCAGCAAGACTTAATTGTGAAAATGGGACTGTTTGCAGTTGCAATTGGTCCAGTGTTAAGCGTTGTCGGACGACTCGGAACAGGTATATCTGTACTGGCTGGTGGATTCGGCAAGCTATTCTCAGCAATCGGTATTAGAGCGGGTACAGCGAAGGCGTTAAGTACTTTCGGCGGCATTGTTTCATCCACGGGTGCGAAAGTCGGAACGGCGGCAGCCGGTACTGGATTGGCAGGTAAAACTGGATTGCTTGCAGGTGGTTTATCTGCGCTCGGCGGTCCAGTCGGTATTGCAGCGTTCGCACTCGGAACAACCTTAGTTGGTGGTTTAGTGCTTGCTTATAATAATTCTGAGTCTTTCAAAGGCATTGTGGATGAACTGATTTCCATGACTGGCGAAGGGCTTGTCAACAGCATAGAGGTTGCGAAAAACGGCCTTGAAACGTTCGGAGAGACCTCTGCCAATGCCATAGATGGCATGGTCGGAGATTTACAAACACTGGACGGAGAAACCATTACGTTCACGGAATCGGTTGGACGTGGTTGGGATCGCGTGAAAGGTGCTGTCGGCGGTGCTTGGGACTTCCTCGTTGAGTCTATGGACGGTTTTTATGAGGAACACATGAAAGGTCAAGAGACCATTCAAGGATTCAGCGATGTCGTTTCTGAAGAAACTGCTGAAATGATTGAAGATTACGCTGTTTTCAGCGAAGAAGCGCATGCGAGCCTGCAAGAACTTTATAACAGTCAAGAAACATTGACCGATGAGCAGATTGAAAATTTAAAAACAGCTTATGACACGATGCATGAAGAGGCGCTGACTAAGCTTGAAGAACGCAGAATTGCTGAGATCGAAGAGACAGAAGAACGCCTTGAAGGTCTAAAGACACTCGATGAAAAAGATAAAGAAGGCATACTGACTAGACAAGAAGAACATTTCAACACTGAAGAAAGCATGCTGAATGACAAACACCAACGCATACTCGATGTCATTGAAAGTGAAATGAAAAGACATGGTGAAATCACTGATGAGGGTTATGCTGCCATTCAGCGTATACAAGAAGACCACAATATCAGCACTGCTGATAATTTAACGACTTCTGAAATCGAGCAAGAAGCGATTATGGAGCGTATTAAAAATAATAATACAGCCATATCTCAAGAAATGACTTCCGATTTAATCAAAGACTCCATTGAGGCGCGAGAACGAACAATCGAAGAAGCGAAAGAGAAACGTGACAAGACTATCGAATGGGCAATTGACCAATATGAAAATCACGGCACAATATCAGAAGATGAAAAGAACGAAATCATCCGAAGTGCTGAACTCCAATATGATGAAACGACACGTCACGCAGAAAATAAGCACGACGATGTACTTGATTGGGCGCGTGAACAAGCGAAAGAGCACGGTATTATTGTTGATGGTGAAACCGGTGAAATTTTAAGTAGCTGGGAACTATTAAAACGAGATTTACTCGAAGGCGGCGGCGTTGTACCGGCCATCATGTCCGGTATGCTAAGCAGCGCCAGTTCTATTGGTAAAGGGTTCGCAAACAACATCATCGACGGTTTGAACTGGTTAAGAGAACAGTTCAACAAAATCCCTGAAGCTTTAGATCTCAGTTTTAGATTAGACCCGATGCGTAAATTCGGCGGTACAAATCGAAGTCACGGTCAAGGAATTGTCGGACCCGGCGGGAATAGGGCAATTGCTGCACACTCTGCGGGTACAAACTACCACAGGGGTGGTCATGCGCTGCTCGGTGATGAAGGCCCAGGTAACAGCCCGGGAGTTGGTGGCTCACGCACTCGCGAGATTGTGGAGTTACCGAATCAAAAACGTTACCTGGTCGATGGTGATGTCATCTGGCCGGACTTCCCACAGGGGGCTAAAGTTAAAAATAATAGAGATACCGAAGCAATACTCGCAAATGAGTATGGTGCGGGCAACCTAGAAGATAAACATCTCGGTTCCGGTTCATTACTCATGTCGCCAGTCATTGCAAGTCCGAGTGTTTCCGGTTCAAACAAAGCAGCAAAAGTCGGACATTCTTTTGGTGCTATGGTCGATAACATTTATGACTATATGGACAACCCAAGCACTTTAATCAGCAGATTGATATCTGATGTCAGTTTTGAGGGTATTTCATCAGCGGTTACAATCGGTCGTGGCATGGTCAGCAAGTTATCATCTGGCATGATTGACAAAGTTAAGGAGATGTTTGAAGAATCGTCATCAACCGGTGACGGCTCGCATATTTTAGGTAAGCCAATCACTGCACATTTTGGCAGATACCCACCTGGGATTAACTTTAATAATGGAATCCACTATGGACTCGATACGCAACATGTATTTGATATGTTAAGGTCTCCTGTAAATGGTCAAGTAACACGTCGATGGAACGACTACGGCGGTGGACGTTCACTGGAGCTTAAATCCGGTCGGGACTACTGGTGGTTCATGCACATGGCGAACATGATTCCACGTGTAGGCGACTCGGTCAAAGCTGGCGACCTCTTAGGACGCACTGGGAACACGGGCGAATGGACGACCGGTCCACACTTGCATACGCAGTATATGCCGGGCGCACCAGGTAACCATAACGCAAAGAATCCATTGCCAGTATTAAGAAGCTTGAAGAACAAAGGTTCTTACGAGAACGGTGGAGTGATCAGTTCTCATGGTTTTTATGAAGGTGCTGAGGGCAATAAGCCTGAAATGGTGATACCTCTGACAAATCGTTCAAGGGCAATACAGCTGATGTATGAGGCACTGAGCATGATTGGCGGGGGTAGTCGTTCAAGCACTGACGGTGGATACAGCAAGGAGTTCATCGAGAAAGTAATTTCGAAAATGAACGAACAAAACGAAATCATGAATGATATTAGTGTCACTCTGATGAAAATACTAGCATCCTCGAAAAATATCGAGAGTAAAGAAGTTAGAGTTCAGATTGATGAAGTCATAAAGAAAATGAATCGTCGTCAAGACGATACCACTTTAGCAATTTAGGAGGGAATGTATGAACTTCTCTTATAACGGACAAGAAGATGAATTATTCGCAATACAGGAGGGATTTACGTTTCCCTCCTTTTCAAAACAAGTGCAGTATCATGAATCAACGCATTCAGATTTTAGACGAAAAAGGCGGCAAAATAGACAGCCTTTTACATTCCAAGTACCAATCATTTTATTACAAGGCAGAGATAGAATATTCAGAGACGATTTGACCGCGAGGTTGAGTCGTCTTTTGTATTCTGACGGACCTGAAATCTTCAAGGCAGAAGATACAAATTGGTATTTTATCGGGGAGTTTACGGGGCCGTTTTATATTCCACCGCATTTCGATAAATTCACGACAACAGAAGTACAGTTTGTGAGTCCGTACTCCCACAAATTCTATGACGAAGAACGCACACAAACAACTGGCACAACAACGAAGCGCGTCACGATCAATTCAAAGACGCAGATACCGACAGTGCCATTAATCGAGTTGACAGGCCTATCTGGTAACGATGTGCAGGTGTCAATCAGCGAAGACAGCTTCCGGCGTATTCGGTTAAGTGGTAACCTGCCAGAGAATTTAACCATCGACATCGAGAATGAAACGATTTACGAAACAAACAGTGGTTTGGATAGATTGAATTTACTCAGAATAGATAGTGCATTCGAGGACTTTAAAATCAAGAATGGTGATGTGGTCGTGCTGACGAATGCAAGTGATACGGCACAAGCTAAGCTGACGTACAAGGAGTTGTTGCTATGATTTATTTTTTCGATAATGAATTAAATATGGTCAAGGTAGCCACTTCTAAAAACGTCATATCCGCCGTACACGAGCACGAACGGAACGGATTGATACTGGGTACTGTAGAGACTGATTTAAGCTACACGGAAGCGTTTATTAATGATGTGGACTACTTCGGTTACTACTACAAAGATAATTATTACCTTCACAAAATCAAACGTGTGGAACACGAGCATGAAAATGAATTAGTCAGGATCACTGGCCGTCACATCTTCTTTGAGGATATGCTGTACGGCGATTATATACGTGATGTCAGACCGGTGAATCGGGACGCACTGTATATACTCAATCAGACCATATCCGCTAACACACGCTGGCAGACGGTCATGACGGACACATCTAAGCTACATTCTGAAACATATTACTGGGTGCCTCCGATGGAAGTTTTGAACGATTTAACTGAAAATGTGGGCATCGAGTATGTGCCTAAAATATTATTCGACGGTCAGGATATCAACGGTTTCCAGTTGCATGTGGCAAATCGAATCGGGGAAGATACACCGATTAGAGTGCCATTTGGCAGTCGGGTGATTAATCTGAAATATGAAGTCGATTACAGCGAAATTGTGACGGCGTTGTATGGCCACGGTAAAGGCGAAGAAGTGGGCGACGGCTACGGCAGACGGATTAATTTTAGTAGTTTGAATTTCAGTCGCAACGGCGTAGTCAGTCCGTCCGGCCAGCTATACATGGAGAATCCAAATGTAACCGCACAATACGGAAAAGATGACGGCTCTCCGAAATTCGGAAGAGTCACTTTTGAGGACATTGAGAGTGCATCAGAATTGGCCAACGCAACGTATGAAGCGTATCTGGAACAATCCCGTCCGAAGATGCTGTTTGAAGCGTCTGTGGTTGATTTGGGCGATGTGGGCATGGGTGATGGTGTACTGATTATTCGTAGAGAATATGATGTGTACTTTAACGCACGCATTCACAAGCTGATGGTCGATTTACTTGACGCAGAAAATGCAGATGTTGAGCTCGGCGATTATGCACATTTTAAAGAGTCTAAAGTACAGCGAAAAACAAGAGAAAGTAACAATCAATACAAACGAGAAACTTCAAGTCGAATCCAGCAATTGAAAGAACAGTTTAATGATCGATTCGACGGCGAAGTAAATCAGATGCGTGAAGACTACGAACAAGCCTTAATCGACGCACACGCCGAAATACAAGCCGCTGAGGAGCGTATGGAAACTCTCATCACCACTACGCATAATGATTGGACAGACACATTCGATGCAGAAGTAGCTGAAATCTACCGCAAGGCTGACGAGGACTACAACCGTATCGAAACAGAAATCACGGGGGTTATTGATTCCACGCGTAACGAGATGGAATCGGAATTCAACAGTAAGGTGAACGATGCACGTACCTATGCTGAACAGCAAGCGCAGGAAAGAGCTAATGCGGTCAGAACAGATTTAGAAACGGTCACAAGCGGACATCAAAGTATGCTTGAGGATTTAGAAACTAACGTAATGAACATTGACGACTTCATCGGGTCGCGTGACAGAACGTTGCAATCGATATTAGACGAGCAACGTCTTACACTCGAAGAAAAGATTGAGATATACAACCGTGCCTATCCGAACTTGCTTGTCGGAACGTCACTAGGAGATATCACAGGTTTCATGCCCTGGCAGGATTCAGAAATCGAGTTACGTGAAGATGAGAGTCTAAGTTATATCCGCGTTTATCCCGGAACCGCGAGTCAGTCAGGTTACGAGTTCCCAGACTTCGTATACCTAGAGCAAGGTAAAACTTATACCATCGGGATTGATTTTAGGAGCGAGAACGTGGAGGATTTAGACTACATTTACTTTTTAGGGAGATATAATAACGTCGCCTTTTCTCCATTATCGCAAACTAGAGGTTTGACCGCAGACGGCACTTGGCATCGCTATTACTTTACCTTTGACTGGATTAACACGAGTCGGGAAGCGAAAGTGATGGTTGGGACGAACTTTAATTATGGAGATATGGATCGAGACTGGTTTGATACTCGTCAAGCACATATATACGAGGGAGATGCACATGATATTCCGTGGAGTCCTTCAGCGTCTGATAATAACCAGGTCGTCAATCAGCTATTGTACGAAGTGCGTGAGCTCGACGACGGCATGCAAAGTTTGGCTTCCCGGACAGAATTAGATTTACTAACAGATGAATTCACCACATTTACGAATGAATATATAGAAACGTCCGACAGAGTGGAGCGAACGATTCAGGAGCATGATAATTGGTTCGAGGCAAATGGCGCACGCATGGAAATGACTGCGGACGGATTTGAGCAACAAGTTTGGCTGAGTGACCTGGGGGACATCCAACCGAACTTGATTCCAATGGCGAATTTCGACTATCCGCAATCCAGGGATTTTTGGAGTGGCACTGGCGGTAATGCGACTGCTGTTGATTCGGACGGATTTTATGTGTACAGAAGTACAAACTCTGGAACGAAACTCGGCATATTCTCACCATATTTTGATTTAAAATCTGGGTACAGATACATTTTTTCTGTGTTGGTAAAGAACTATTCGGGTGTGAATGTTTCATACAACTGGACAGAGTTGCAAGGCGAGAATTCTATTTTCTTAGGACCCCCTGACCGTCAAACGCACTTGGGTGATGGTATTTATAGAAATGAGTATATATTCACCGCAGAAAATAGCGGTTTAACTCGCATACGGATTGGCGCATATGTTGTTTCTGGAAACGATTTAAGAATCAGTATAAAAGAACCTAAAATAGAACGTGGCAGTGTAAGAACGCCATTCTTAAATAGTTTTTCTGCGATAGAACAGACGGCAGAAGAGATTCGCTTAGCAGTTCAAGGTATTGACGGTTCTGGCTTTCTATCGCAGTCTGACATACAAATCAGATCGAATTATGTGCAGTTGGGGAGTCAACGGATTGATGGCGATAATTTAGGCTCACTCTTACGAGTCAGCCCGTCTGGTATCGATGCGGTTGCTGAAGCGATGCGGTTAAGCGGTGATTTGTATGTCGATGGTGACATTACAGCACTCGCAGTTGATGCGATAGAGGGTGAGTTTGCTCGCTTGTGGGCAGATGAATTTAGCGCCATCACGATTGAGGCGGATGATATATCCGGTCTTACGGCAAGGTTTAATTATCTCTACACGCTCGATGCGAATATTGAAAAGTTAGTATCCCAGAACGTATTTGCAGACGGCGTAACTGCACTCGTCGGTAACTTCGTCGATGTCAATGCGGGGAATATCGTCACGTCTGGATTGTCAGCGAACGTCATCGAATCTGAGCATATCGCTGTCGGTACAGCATTAATCGAAAAAATGTTTGCTACATCCGCTAGGATTGATGAATTGATTACAAAAACACACTTCGTCAATGAAATCAAAGCGACAAGCATTGATGCCGTTCATGCTGATTTAACGAGTGTCAACTCCGAGATTATGACATCGAATATCATCAAGTCGAATTGGCTCGATGTGGACACCGCACTGTTTAATCGCTTCACGTCAAGCGAAGCGTTCATCGACCGTCTGGAAGTTAAGGCGGCGAATATCAGAGATTTGACGGGCACGCATATTCGAGGTGGACTGTTGGATAGTTTGAATGGTGCGACTCGATTAAATCTTAATACCGGCGACTGGACGATTGGCGGTAGTGCTAAAATCATATTTACGAGTCGGAACAACAGACTTGAGTATAGTAATCGTGGCATTACAGCAGGCATGCAATTCGACCACTCTTTAGGCTCTGACGGAAGACCTATGACTGCTGTAGGTGTTTCTGACGGTGCTTTTAATGTCAATGACAGCACTTTCCGTGGATTAATCGTCCACAGTTTGGGCACGGAGGGTTTGCTCGGATATGGTTCAAACATCATATCTCAAGACGGAGGATTCTACACTCGCACAGATAGAACGGGGAGCGGTATCAATTTTAGATTGCACGCCACAGGAGGAAGCCCGAGAGGTATATATCCTCAGTACACAGGGACTTATGACTATAACTTAGGTTCTGCCTTAAATCCGTGGACACAAGCCTACATCAGAGATATTCGCACTTCAGGGCAATTGTGGATAAGAGATTGGAATGGTTCGGGCGGTTGGCATGTCGGAACAATCGCGGAAACCGGTAGAACGACCATCACGCTTAGAGGAGTTAATACAATAGATTGGAACTACAATCTCGGCTCAAGCACTTACAGGATGAACAATATTTATTTAAACAACAGCCCGAACGTGTCATCAGACGAACGTTTGAAAGAAGAAATAAAATCATCTGATTTAGGTTTAGATTTCATTAATGGCATTGAGATTAAATCATTCCGAAAGATAGCGAAAGAGGCTGACATCAATGAGGGCAGATTAAAAAATCATATCGAATTCGGTTTGATTGCACAACAACTTAGAGATAATTTAATTTCACATGGCGTAGATACAGAAGATGTTGCCATGTTATCGATAGATGATGATGGTTATTACGGTGTGCAGCACGAACAATTGATTGCGCCAACCATAAGAGCCGTTCAAGAAATTGACTTCAAAGTCGAATCCAATACCGAGAAAATTAAAAGGCTTGAACAAGAAATCGAAACACTCAAAGGAGCTTTATTATGAAACTATCAATTGAAAACATCAAATTAAACGGGGCGTTGAACGTCCTCGATAAACTGTCATTAAAAGGCTTGAAGTCCATCCACAGGACACGATTGAGCAATCAACTTGTAGAACATATGAAGCGCATCATCGATGAGGAAAAAGAGTTGCGCAAAGAGTATAGCAACTTGGATGATGAGGGAGAGCCGATCGTGATTGATGGCAAGCTGGATTTGAAAGATGAAGCAGGTTTTAAAGATGCCATCGCAGAATTTTATAAAGAGAAAGTTATCATTGATTCTGGAGACTCACAGACCACTTTAAGAAGCGTTAAACAATCATTGGAGCAATCAGAAGAAGAATGGCAAGGCAAGGAAGCGTATGACTTTGCGGACTTGTATGAAGCATTTGAGGGCAACACAGAGGATGAATAAATTTCATTCTCTTTTTTAATATAAAAATACATGGAGGTTATTTAATATGACAGAAGAAAGAATTCAGAGATTCTACATTACACGCATCAACAGAGAAACAGGTGAAATTGGTTATATCACTATTGAAAGGTTTGACGAGTTACCCCGTGCGAGAGCGTCCATTGACGACGTGAACGGATATGACGATGCAACGGTGGCTAGTCGAGTTGTAGTGAGGCTTAATCAGATTTCTGAAGAGATTAACGGCAAGTTTGAATATTACTTCACACGCAGAGACGAGAACACTTTCCCATATTTAAATAATTTATCTGACGAAGCTAAAAAGTGGTTTGAACCAGAGGAAGAAGTACCTGAAGAGGAAGCACCAGTCGAAGAAGAATCAACTGAGGGCGAGTAAATCGTCCTCTTTTTAATTTCAGAAAGAGGTGAATAAAATGTGAATAGAGAGGATAAACGCTTAACAAATACAGAACTTGAAGCGATGTTTGCATTCTGGCTCATTGGTGCATTCATGGCGATTCGGGGGATTACACTTGTTTTAATGACACAAGAAAGTATTAACAATTCAGATTTATATTCGACGATGGACAGTATACTGCCGTTTCCGATTTGGGGTGTCATCTTTGTTATCGCTGCCTTGATCATTGCTGGCAGTTCCGTATCTCAGACGGTGAAGAAGTATTACGGATTGCTTGTTGGTAATTTCCTCGGCATACTTGTCGGGATTCCTTTTTCATTAATGTCAGTCGCTGAAAGTCACATGCCAATCACACAATATACCATCACATTAGTTGCCTTTTTTAACTTGGTTTTATTCGTACATGCGGGGGTTTGTATATGGAGAGAGAGAAAAAGAATCCAATCATTACACAAATCGAATTAGACGCAGCAGAACGGCGGCTGAAATCAGAAATTGATGGTGTGGACAGGAAGCACGACAAAAATTACAGCGACCTTGCGAAAATGATTGCTATATCGGAAAAGACAAATGAGCATATTGTGAGTAGTAACAATCGCTTGAGTAATTCATTCGATAAATTTTCAAGCGAACTTAAAGAAGAATTAAAACAGAATCGAAAGAGTCACGAAACGTTATCAGATAAAGTTAGAACGCACGAGTACGAACTGAGCAGGCATAATGAGTTTATTCAGATGCAACAAGAAGTTGCAGAAAGTAAAAAGGGGCAGCTTGTCAAGTGGGTCAGTATTTTGTCAGGTATATTCGTGGCAATCATCGCTGGATTATTTGGAATTGTGGAAGTATTATTACCAATTATTTTAGGAGGCGAGTAAATGGATAGAAATCAAACAACAGTAAATGAAGCGAAAATTAAAGAGCAGGTTAAAAATGATAAAATAAGAGGCTTGATACACCAGATTCTAGGTGTCTTGCTTGCATTTTCAGCGTTTGCGGGTGTGGCTGGATTCGGCTTAGATTGGCTGAATGAAGAACTGATCAATGCATTTGGTTTACTGCTCTACGCAATCGCAGGCTTTGCTTATACGGCATACACGATTTATAAAAACCATTTTAGTGGCAAGAAAGCAGTTAAGCAGAATGAAGAATTGAAGAAAAAAGGATTGAAGTAGACATCTCATACGAGGTGTCTTTTTTATTTATATAAAAGGAGTGGTCGAAATGAAAAAAGATGACATCATCAATGAACCTTATGAGCTTGAAGATAACTTTGAAGTCATTGAAGAGGCAGAATCAGAGTCTGATAAATTGTTCGGTGCTGAAGAATCATTTGAAGAAAGTAAAGAACGACCGAACGAAAAGGAGGATGAATAGCATGGTGAAAATAGCGGTTTCTAGAGGGCATGGAAGAAGCACACTCGGCAAACGGTCACCGGCTGGGGAACGGGAATGGTATTTCAATGACAAGGTTGCAGACGCCTTTGAATCTGAAATACAGAAGTATCAAAACGTTCAGATTAACAGAGTGTCAGACCCGAGTGGATACACAGACACACCACTTTTAACACGCACCAATAGCGCAAATCGTTGGGGTGCAACACTATATGTGGCCTTCCACCACAACGCACTCGCGGGACGATGGGGCAGGCATGGCGGTTCGGAAGTCTGGGTGAGACCGGGCGCACCCCAAGCGGCAAAACTAGCTCGTAATGTTGCGCCACGTGTCGCTAGAGCAATGAACATCCGTAATAGAGGCGTAAAGGCGGGTAACTTACACGAAGTGAGAGAGCCTAATCAACACGCCATATTAATTGAGGGTGGTTTCATGGATTCCACAATTGATATTACAGCAATGCGTAGAAATGATATGCTTGCTGCACAAGGTCGAGCTGTCGCTGCGGGCGTGGCTTCTTATTACGGGTTGAAGAAGAAGTCTGGCAACAGTGCGGCTAAAAAGCCATCTAAACCGAGCGCTCCTTCAAAAGGACGAGGCACAGGCGGTGCAGGGAACATTAAGTATAAGTGGTATAATTGGAAGACGAACAGACACGGCACGCACTATGTCGCTGTTGATGCCACTTTTGTCGTTGGAGATACCGGCATATGGCCTTATGAAAGAGGCCCGTTCGTCGTCAGGGCGAACAGAGCGCCGTCAATTGTAAAGGCTGGCACACGTGTTAAGTTCTACGAATTAAGGCGTCAGGACGGCTATGTTTGGGGCACTTATAAAACAGGTTCCGGCAGAGAGCGTGACCTTCCAATCAAAAAATGGAATGGTGGCGGCGGTCGAGTGACCAATGCCGGGCTGTTTGGACGTTTTGTCCCTGTAAGGTAAGCCAATAACGTACACTATATATTGTTTTCTTGCCCCAATCAGCTCCTACCCTGGCTGGTCGGGGATACATACCATTTTAAGATTAATTTTTCTAAGAACATGCGTTTTCTTTAAGAGAGCTTTTCGTGTTATAATGTAGTTGTGTAGTTGAGTCGGTAGCCTTCCCCGCTATCGGCTATTTTTAATCTATTATTGCCTAATATAGTAAATATCTGTAATATTTAGTTAACTACACAATGAAATGGGGAATAATTATGGCGAGGAAAAATGTACGGTTTTATTTTTACTATTCACACTTAAACGATCAAAGGTCCAATATCGAAAATTTTTTAGAAGATATTATTACTAAATATAAAGAAGGCTACGATAGTTTAGAATCTGATAATGATTCGCGTGAATATTTATATACAAATGTATTAAGCAGTGGTCCTATACGTTTAACTGATATTACTAGGTCAGATAATTATTATTTTTTAACTTTTGATAGATTTCAACATACTATACCAAAAGTTAGTAAAATGTATGGGGAAACAATAGATTTAAATATTGACGATGATGAGTATATCAGTCATGAAATATCAGTCTTATATTCACCATTTCACCGTACTTTTATGGTACAAAGGAATATAAACTCATTAAATGAAGCTTCAATAGAAGCATTGCTAAGGAGTATATATTTAAGATTATATAATCAAAATGCTGAGATAAGCTTATCAGTAGTTCGCGATGATGATGCTAGAGACAACTTGATCTCAGCTCACTCTACAAGAAGTTTAGTAGTTAAATCTCATGGGGAAAAGGCGAGGAATATGTTGCAAGGACTTTTCAGATCTGCATCTCCTGAAGATTTAGACTATATTGAATTGAAAATAAGTGCTCGTAGATTTAAAGGCGCTACTTTGGATAGAGATTTAATTGAAGAAATAATAAGTGACAAGGATGATTATGAAAAAATACAAGGTAAAATTGTAATTGATGAAGGTGATAATGTAACGCCAGTCGACTTTTACGAACAAAAATTGGTGGCATACGAATCATTTAACTTGAGTTCTAGGCAAGAATTAAATAGGTTTACAGTTCAAGATACAATGGAAACTCAATTTAGAGATGTTTATGCACTTAAAGTATAATTGAAAGTAGGTGAGTACTATGTCTGATAGAAAGAAAGTAAGTGATCATTTAACTCTTACTAATATTAGTTTCATATTAACTACTATTTCATTTATGTTGGTATATTTTAGCGATAATTTGAGCAATATACTAAGTAAGCATGAAATCATGGGAATAGTACTCAATACAATTTCAATTATATTTGGTTTTTTTATAACAAGAATGAATTTCATAATTCTAACCCCATGTCTCCCAACAGTTTTGAGAGTTAAAAAAAGAAGCACCTCCCCAAATCTTGTATAATGGTAGTTGACGAACAAACCATAAAAAGACTGAAGGAGTGCTTCTTATGACCATTATACGACAACCAAGCTTATTTGGCATCCAGGAATTATATGACATGGCACCTCCCCAAAAATATGATGCCATTATTTCTACGATAAATTTGGATAAAATTTATCATGCAGTAACGAAAAAGTCCCGACTTGGTGCACCTGAAGAGTTGAACTATGCCGCCATGATTATTTCTATCTTTGTTAGATATGTTGAACGTATCCCGATGATAAAAGAC